CGCAGCCACAGGAATGCCTTCATGCACTCTGACCACAATGGTCTGAGCACTCGTCAATGCATCCGTCAGTCTGAAGATGACATCGTACTGCGATGCCGATGAGTATGTGCCAGCAACCGTCCGTTCAGTGATAGTGAAATCCGTGTATCCGCTCCGTGAAGGAGTTACCGTTGTTTCCGTCACCCACGGATCATAGCTTGTGGCACTCGCCAGTTTGGTCTCAGATTCAACAGTGATGGTGTTGGAAGCCTGTCCGAAATTGCCTTGGAAGCATTTCCCCTTGATGGTGTACAACAGGTACTCACCAGTTTCCGTAGGCTCTTCGTTGGCATTAACTCTCGCCACCTCAACCGATGAGATTGTGATGGGCGAATAATCAAACACATCCAGTGTATATGTTTGCGTGACCGAGTAACCTCTGTTGTCGGTTGCCACAGCCGTTACAGTTGCCTGTGTGACCGTAGCAGTAAATGTCAGAGATCCGCTTGTGGCATTGATCGCTGATGCTTGTGTGGTGCTTCCGAGCGTCACCTGTAACCGAGCGACTTTATCTCCGTAGTCAGTGTTATTTGAAGCCACACTGACCAACTGAGAAAGACGGGCATAGCCTTTGATAAACTTTCCGCTTGATTCCAGTGCTGCTGTTGTAGCGTTCGTATCTGTAGGTGCACCGAAGCGGATGACAGGCTTATAAATTGATGTATCAACTTGTAGTTTGAACGTTGTAGTTGTAGTACCAAGATTGGTTGATCCGCTATAGGTTGTGGTTCTGACCGTGACCGTATGATAGTAATAATCCATGTACGGCATCATCACTGCCGGGTCAGCAAACCAACTGACTGAAGTACCGACATTGTTATAAGTCACCGAATAATCGCCCATCGAGATCTGTACGGTATGTGTGAACGAACTCGATGCACGATGCGTACTGATGACCTGTGTATTGCCGATAGTCAGTGTAGATGATGAAACTGTCGCTTTTGATGCTCTTGGGATCGTTGTAAGTGCTACAGATTTTGAGAGGTTGAAATTAAGATACGCAACATTTGTCGCTGTTGTACTGTGCGAGCCACCGATGGTAATGCTCTTAGATCCGTCCGCATTGTGCGCAATCCCAGTAACTGTCTTTTCGCCAACTTTTTTCCATTCTGTATCATTTCCGGGAATCGTGAACGTTCCGGAATAAACAGAGTAGTTTGTTCCGTTGATATTTACATAGAAAGTTCCCGGAGATACTGTAGGGTAGGCATAGTTGTTAGTACGTCTGTACCACAGCGATGCTGTTACGGACGATGCATTTGTCGCAACGTCATACGTTTCAGAATAGTCAACCGCTGCAACAATATATGTTGAAGCATTGGTTGACATGCTTCCGCTTACACCGGTTGCCATCTGCTACACCTCCCAGAAAATACCAAATTCATATTCGCTATGAGCGGTCGAATAGAATGTCTGAAATCTCGATGCCACATTCCCGGATCTGATTCTCAGATACTGGTCAGCCGTCAGATTAACCGCAGTTACAGTGTCCTGTTCCGCAACGATTGTCGGATTACCGGATGCCGTTTCAATAACACGCATGCCCAAGTCACTGAGGATTGTCTGATATGCTCCTACGATCTCTGTTCCGTCTTTGGATGAAACATGCAAGCCATCATTCAAGAAGCTGAAATTCAACTTGATGTTGTCCATGATGGTCTGAACAGCAACCTCTAAGGCACTGGTCAGAATCGAGCCAGCTTTGATGAGGTTTCCGTTAATTTCACCGGCAGTGATAAAGTCTGCAACGAAGCTACTGTCAATCGTCCATGCTGTGGTGTATGTTCCGTTGATGCCAGTCTGCGAGAAAGCAATACCAGCGTAATTCATGCGAAGCACATTGACCGCAGTTCCTTGATCCGGTGTATCCATAATGTAGATCTCGTTCGGTTGCCCGTCGGCATTCCGACCGATAACGATATAGCCACCAGTGCCACCGGCAAGTACATCTGCAGCGTGGTCGATTGCACCTTGCATCATGGAAGTTGCCTGTTCAACGATTGTTTCAGTGCTGTCATTCACAATCTGTTTGATGGTGCTTCCGAATGATGCCTTCCTGTTTCCCAGCTTGATGGATGTGTACAGTTCGCCAAGCGTGTCATAGATGTACTCGATGACTTCCATCTTCACGTTGTAGTTCCTGTACAGGATGTGAACAAAGTCACCGAGCGATACTCTTTCAAGTGATGCGATATTTTTGTACTCCTCCGTCTGCCATAACGGTACGAAGGTTACTTCAACCTCATCGCCAAATGGTGCACCAAGTCCGTTTGCGTTGATGTATGATACCGCCCTTGCATTGAGCTGCTCCGTGGTCGGTCTTTCCTCAAAGTCTGAAGAAGCATCGAGCATGAAGATCCGCTCAACCGGGAAAGTCTCATGATCCTCAACATACTGAATCGAACCACTTTCCAGTTCGCCTTCGTTGTCCTTCCAAAAAGCCATGCATCCTGTGTAAGAGGATTCTGTAGTCCGCTCACTCTTGAATGTTTCAAGGTTCTTGGCATAACGGATCTGTACACCGTTGTCTGCACCTCTGTGAGTGCTGAATCTAACGAGGAATTTATCCCACTTAAATTCGCCATGGAACGTACTGAGGATTGACCCGGCAGTTCCACCAAGGCATGCTCTGAAGGACTTCGGAAAGTCCACCGTGAACATGCTTTCTGTGTTGCTAATATCTGTCCAAACCTCAAAAGGGTTAGCCACCATCGAATTGGAAACTAACCCTGTGAGAGAAGGCACTACACCAGTTGCCGAGAAGGGAGCGACCGGGTAGCCACTTAAGTCATAGGAAATGTGCTGGGCATTGATGATGTACTTTTCTCCCTGTGACTGAGGAGAAATCTTATAGATTCTGAACGGCTGCGGATCATCGATTTCGTTTGGCTTTGCTAAAATAATCCGTCTGACCGCCAAATCATCAGCATGAATACCGTTGAACGGGTAACTCATGTACAGTTCATACTGTCCATTCAGCACTTCCGTAACGTGGCAGACTGTCGCATCTGCCAATGAGCCGAGACCCTGTGTCTGAAAATCTGTCTCGTTTGCTTCAAACAGGAACGGAATCAAATTTCAAACCACCTGGGCATAATCTTCAGTGTCACACCGTCTGTAGTTATGCCGTTGTTTCCTGGCTTCAAGCCAATCTGTTCAAATCCTGTCTCAATACTGTCATTGCGATTGACCGCTCCTTCGTATGCATCCATGGTTTCACAGTCCAAATCGATGTAGTTCGTGCCAGCAGTATTCACTGTGACTGTATCAGAGCCAATCATGAATGACCCTGTGCCATAGATACGGATAATCGGTCTTGCAATCTGATTGGTAGGATTGAAGATCTGTGTACCGGCATTGACCCAAATCTCACCGCTTTTCAGCCATCTCTGCGGTCTGCACCGGAACGAAATAGTGAAGAATCCACCGTGATTAAAAGGAGTGGTAGTCGGCTCTACCGCTCCCTCAAACACGGCTTTTCTGAAGACATTCGGTTCTTTTGACGATTCCAGTCTCTGATATCCCTCAATGCCGTTAAGGTAAGAAAGGAGGTTACGAAAATTACGGATGAAATCTGTACGAATAAAACAAGGGAACTCAAGAGTGATGTCATTGAACCGATGGTTGTAACGAGAAAGGCTTCCGTTCCTTCCGAGGATTTCATAGAATTCATAATCCTTCCCCGGTGAGCCGAAAGCCTTGCTTCCATCGAAATAGGTGTTGAACTCACTGAATGCTTTTCCGTTGTAGGTAAGCACATCCATTATGCAAACACCTCCGTTTCTCTCTGCAATTCTTTTGCCAGCATGTCGCTGATATCTCTTGCGAATCTCTGCGGATCATCCACAGAACCATTCACAGTGAGGTTGATTGAAACAGGAGCAGATACTGTCTTTGTGTTGTAGACATTGCCTGTCTCCGGTAAATATGAGCCAAGACTCAGACCATGGCTTGCTGATAAACCGAGGTTTTCTGCCATGTTCTGAAGTTCCGGGATGCCAGCCTTGATCGCATTCGCAAAGCCCTTTACGAAGAATTCACCAGTCTCATATGTGAGTTTTGAAGGTGATGCTACGGAAAGTGAATTGTTCAGTGACCGAGCGGCTGCCCCACCGGCTCTAGCTGCAGCCCTAGCTGCGAGGTAAGCAAATGCATCCATACCATTGGCGAAACCACGCATGACCATCTCACCGGATGTATAAGAAGAACTGCTGGCTGAATCGAGTTCTGACTTCGTATCATCCGCTGCATCACTGGCTGCATCCGCTGCTCTTTCAGCGTTCGCTTCAACTGCATCGGCAGTTTCCTTTGCGGATTTCTGTATCTGTTCACCGGCATCTTCAGATTTGTCTGCCGTATCAGAAGCAGTCTGTGAAATCTTATCACCGTAAGTTTTGACATCTGCGGAAGTGTCACTGATAAGTCCTCTTGTTTCATCAACGGATGCTCTCAGTTCAGATGCAGATGCTTTTGCTTCGGATTCTGCCTGTACGGCATCTCTCCACTTCTGCTCATAATATCCAAGTTCGGAACTGCCATTCTGCTGTGCCTTGACCATCTCGTCATAGGCTGCCTGTGCATCTTTGTGTGCCTGTGTACTCTTGTCTACCGCTTCGACAAGGTAGCCTTCCTGTTTCTCAAGGAGTGCTTCAGCTTCTGTCTTACGCTTGACCGCATCGGTATACAATTCTTCATACGCAGCCATCTCAGCACGTTGTCTGATTTTCTCGATGGTCTCGTCAATGCTTGTGCCGAATTTACCGTTTTCTTCAATCAGTCCGACCACTTGGTCATATTCAAGACCGAGCGCAGCGGCAAGCTGATTAAGGATTGTTTCGGCAAGTCCTTCATTGCCTTCTTTAATCTTTCCGTTCTCATCAATGAGAGCGTTGTACTGTTCGATTAATCCCTGTGCAGTGGTAATCTGTTCTTCTGTCGCAGCCTTCTCAGCTTCAACAGATGCGATAAGATCCTGTCTGCCCTGTACCAGTTCCTGTTGTGCCGTGATGGTGTTCCGGGTTTCTTCAGATAAAGCAAACTGTGCTTTGATCTCATTGTTGTGTGCTTCGGTCATTGCTTGCGCAGCCGCAGCTACACCGATATATACCCCGGTTAATGCACCGATAATATTGAGTAACGGTACTGCACCCATCATCAGCTTTCCAATAAAGCCGACCAGTGTTCCAAACACTTTGATGGCTGGACCGATACCGGCAACGAGCAGACCTGTCTTGATGAGCATTTCCTTTGTCTCATCGCTCAGACCCATGAATGAATCTGTTGCCTTCCGTACACCATCGGTCATTTTTTCAAACGTTGGCAGTGTCATCTGAATCATGGACTCGCCAAGATCAGTACCGGCATTCTTAAGCTGATTGACCGCCCTCTTCGCTTTGAGTGAAGGTGTCTCCATCTGCTCTAAGGCTTTGTTTGTCTGACCGGCAGAATCTTGAACTCTCTCTAATTCGTAGTCAAGCATGCCGAATGCTTCAGCAAACTCACCAGTGCCTTCAGCAACCAATGAAGCGACCGCCTGTGTGGCACGAACGTTTCCAAACAATCTCTGGAACGCTTCTGTGTCACCGTCTACCGCATCGTAGAGAATTCTCAAAACATCAGAAAGATCATTGCCGTCATTCATCAACTGAGCGAAGGATTTTCCTGTCTTCTCTTCAAGAATTTTGGCAACACCGGATGATTCCTTTTCCAGTTCGGTAAATACCGCTCTGAGGAATGTGGTAGCACGTTCGGTCTTTACACCCTGTTTGGTCATCGTAGCATAGGCTGCGGAGATCTGATCCAAGCCAACACCGTAGTTCGATGCCATAGGGATGATAATGCCCATGGAAGATGCCAGTTCATCGAGGATTGTTTTACCATCGTTCTGCGTTTTCAGAAGCATGTCGCTGATCCATGTAGCATCTTCCACTTCGTAGCCATAGGCATTGATGACGGTTGTCAGCAAGTCAACAGCCTTCGTTGTGGTGGTGAAACCAGCCCTCGCCAGCTTTGTGGCATCGCCCATGAATTCAACAGCCTTGCCAGCATCGACAGATGCCGATACCGCTTGATATGTTGCTTCTGACAGATCATCCAGTGAGAATCCAGTATCATTTGATAACTGAACGAGATCGTCACGCATCTTCTCCATAGGCTCACTGGAATCGACTGCGATGGTGTAAATCTTCGCCATGCCATCCTCAAACTGAGCGGCTGCAGTAACAGCTGCAGTGCCTAAACCGGCAAGCGGTAAGGTGACATACTTGGTGAGTTTATCTCCGAAGTCAGACATCTGTTCACCGACATCGATAAACTGCTGACCCCATGCTTTCGTGAGTGAAGTATCACTGAATCCCTTTTTGAGTTCTTCAAGTTCAGTTTCGGCATTATTTGCGGATGTCTGCCAGTCAGCAAGAACTCTACCGGAACGGTTGATTTCATCGTCAGCCTTGGCGAGTGCGGTTTCGGCTTCAGCAATTGCTTGCTTGTTTTCGGTAAGTTCTTTGTTCAGACCGTTCCACGTTGCAGACCCTTTACTTCCAGCCTTTTCAAGGCTTTCCATAGTTGCTACGATTCGCTTCTGCTCACTGTAAAGCTGTGACAGGGTCTTCTGTTGCTTATCGTAGGCTGTGTTTGCTTCGTTGAATTTCTGATTTGCCTTGTCCAATCCTTCCCGGATCTTGTCAAGCTGTTTACTGCTGGATTCAATCTGCTTGCCATACATCTCATGCATCCGGGTTGTCTTGTCCAGTGCAGAAGCGTTTTTATCAAATTTTGCCACCATCAAATCCATTTCGGAATTGAGTGACTTTGTTTCTTGAATAATTCTTCGCAGAGCAAGTCTGTACGAATCTTCGCCTGTAATTTGGATTTTCGGTCCGATTGATACCATGACTTCTCCTTTCAGTTGAGTTCAAACAGAATCTGCTCCATAGTGAGTTTTTCTTGTTTCTGCTTCGCTCCGTTGTCTATCATTTGACATGCAAGCATATCGAGCATTTCACTGTAAGGAGTGACAAGCACCTCCTGTTTAGTCATGCCCAGCTTGCGACCGTAATATATGAACCAACTAAGATTTAGTCGGATGTTTCGCTTGTCTCGTCTTTTTTTTTGGGTTCTTCCGCTTCGACAGTCACTTTGTCACCGAACCATGCCTGCATAGCTTCGGTAAGCAATACACTGAATTCCTCTTCGGTAAGAGTGACCAGTTCTTCTTCCGTTAGCGGATTGGAAACATAGTCCTTGTCCACATACTTCTGAGCCATCTCATAGCCCATGTTCAACGAACAAATAAATGTAGACCAAGTCTCATTGACTTCGATTGTCGATTCGGATTTCAGAATCTCGTTGAATCTTCCGATATTCTTCATTGGGCAAATCTTCGCAATCTCATTGACCGCCCAAACAGTTCTCAAAAATTTAACTTCTCTTCCATGTACAAGCATGTTTGCCCCTCTCTCATTCAAAAAATAAGGGGAAAGATTTCTCTCTCCCCTTCATCGCCTTAAGCCAGCAGTGCTTCGATGACAGCGACAGCCTTCGCTTCAGTTGTCTGAGCAGCTGCAACTCTTCTCCACTTCTGGTCAACAGTATCGTCACGCATGATAGATGCTGTGAGTTCCTGTGTCTGCCAGTCGATTTCATCTTCCTGGGTAGCAGCTTCCAGTCCTTCAACTGCGAACTGTACCTTGGGAAGTACAACCGGCATATAGGAAGTCACACCGTCTTCCATGTATCTGACAACAAAGCCAACACCGACATACGGGATGACCTGTCTGTTGTCATAGTCATAAACATCAACGGTCTCAGAACCGACTGTGACTTCTGTCGCTGTCGGCAGACCCATGATCAGCTTTCTCGCAGCATCCTTCAGACCGTCAACATTCATGGTCAGTGTGCCACCGCTGAACTGTCCGCTTGCTGTTTCAGCAAGAACGTTGTCTGCATAGAAATCGTTGGAGTCAGCAGTCTCCGGTTCGATGGATACATCAACACCTCTCGCCAGATCCTGTACTTCTGAATAGGTTACTGTGTTGCCTGTCGCAGAATAGAGTGCAACCTTCGGCTTTGAGTAACCAGTAATAACTCTTCCACTAGCCATTTATTATCCCTTTCTCACTTTGAGTAATATCGATCCCAAAGTCTTTCAAGTTCCTTGTAGAACTGTTCCTCTATCTTGTCCTCAACAGGTTTTCTGCATGCTTCGATGCTCTGATCCATGAACGGCTGGGCATGCATGAAAGATGTGCCCTTGTTCACAGATCTCGCAATCATGGCATTTGGCTGAGTACCTTTTTTTGAGGAGGTAGAAGGAACATCGTTATAACCATCGAAACCCAGCTTCACATCAAAAGTGCCACCACGCTTACGCATGCTCGCAATACCCATCGATTCGATGAGACCTTGCTTCTGCCGTTTTGTCGGTCCTCTGAGCATTCGTCCGTATTTCGCAGCGACACTAAATAATGAGTCATCGGTTTTGAGGTTAATGAGCCTTTTCTTACAATCGTCCGATATCAGCTTTGCTCCCGGATATATCGACCGACCGCAGATTCTGTCCATCTGTTTGTAATTGAGATCAAGCAGAGCGAGATATTCTTCCATTCCTTCGACTTCAATGGCACTCATAACAGTGTCCACCGCCAAGAATGGTGAATGAGGTTTGTGTCCTCTTCGTAATCCGCTCCGTCATATCTCCAAGACAGATTTTCAATTTTATTCAATGCCGTCTGAATGGCATCGAAATTCCCGTCATACTCTGTGAGAGTGAAGTAATGAACCGCACCTGTGAAGCCCTGTTCTGCTTTATGGTTATTAGCTTCAAGCGATCTCTCGCCATCTTCTTCCCAAATGCAGTAAGGAGCATCGACCCCAAACCGCCAGTAATGATACACATTCAATCCGCTGATGCTGGTTAAGGCATCCTTAATCGCATGTAGCTTAGTTTGGGATGACATCGAAATTCTTATCCAGCTTCTGACATGAGATTGAAGTGTATTTGAGGTTTGTGTTCTCTTCGATGACATGCGTGACATGGCGAATGATAAACTGTTCGCCAAGCATTCTGTCACCGACCACACAATACATATCGGCTCTGATTTTGGGATCGTGATGAACATAGGCAAGAAGGTCAACCCTCTCATTCGCACCCATAGCGGTGTACTGCCTTGTCATTCCGATGGTACGTTCTTGAAACCAGTGCTTATTGACGGGGAAAAGCACCTTTTTCGGCATATCGCCGTTTTCTGCGATGTTTCTTAACTCGCAGATATACATCGTGCCACTATCAAGAATCATTCTGCACCTTCTCTTGGAACAATCTGTTGTTCAAGTTAATGCGCAGCATCCGGGGCATGTTCTGAATATAGTACGAAGTATACTTTGAACCTGTTGTCTTTCGCTTATCGTATAACCACATGGCATACATGACCTGTAAGGTAGCATCACCGATGGTATCCTTTAAGGTAATACCCTCTCTTGTGATGAATTCCTGTGCAGTGTCGATGTACCATTTCAGTTCAGTTTCCTTCGCTGTCTTGGCATCTGCATCCATGTAATCTGTGATAATTTCAAGGCTCTGCTTGAGCATAGTCAACAGGACATCATCTGTGTATGTTGCCATACTATGCTCCTTTCAAAAAGGGAGTCCGAAGACTCCCCTTACATTCATTAAGCGTTGGCTGTGTCCTGTGCGAAAGTGACTGCACCAGCGGAAATGTCGGTGTTGTTGATACCGATAGCTGCGAATGCTTCAGCAATGACAGGCTTGCCATCGTAACGAGCAGTACCCTTGAAGACGATCTGATCCTGAAGGAATCTTACATGCTCAGAGGAAGCAAACTTGTTGCCAGCACGTTCAGCCATGAGGTAGTCCTCAAAGTAACCGCAGATGATGTAGTTATCCGGCAGGAAATCAAGGATTTCAAGCGCACCACCGAGAATAGGCATTGTGTTGCCCATGCCGGAAACGATTGCACCTGAAGCGTTGACAGACATTGCTTCAACCTGGAGAGCAGTGTATGTCTTACGGTTCATGACGAATGTCATTTCGCCACGAGCGTACTTGGAAGAAACATTGCCGACAGCAGCAACAATGCCCTGGAACAGCTTGATGCCAACAGAGTTAGCAGCTGAGATCTTTGTGACATTGCTTGTGTGCAGGTCTGCCCATGCTCTTTCAGTAGCAGAATAGCCTGCCGGCTGGGCTGTCTGTACAAGACGAGTAACAATGCCGAGTGGCATGTTTGTGTTTGTGACTGTGACAGCAGATTCGCCTGTGCCTACTGTGTAGGAGTTGCCACCGAACAGGATAGCCTTGTCAACACCGAGTCCGATTGCCTGACCGAGCGCAGACAGGATTTCGTTGGCGAGATCAATATCAGAGTCTTCGTAGTTCGCCAGGCAGACAGCGTAGAAGCCGGAAATCTTCCAACAATCAACGGATACATCATTGAATGTCAGAGCCAGTTCGTTCAGATTTGCGCAGCATTCTGTCCAGATTGCTTCGGGAACGTTGCCGACAACGAGCATTCTGCCTGTGCCACGGACACTGCGGAGATTTACGTGCTTCAGCAGTTTGGAATAGCCTTCAATGTTCTGTCTCAGAACACCGAGCATAACTTCAGGAATTGTAAGACCGACATTGGTGATCGCTCTCTTTTCCTTCATAGCAGAACGGAATTCACCGAGCCATGCCTTCACATCGTCCTGTGCGAAGATTGCGGAACGTGTCTGTGCATCCATGTTCGCAAAGAAATTTCTCTTGTTCATTTCGATATGTACCTTTCTTTCTTCAGCCTTCGGCTGTTCAACAGGAGCAGCAACAGGTGTGGTGTCCTGTTCCTCTTCCTCTTTTGCGAGATCCTCTTTTAAACTGGCGATCTCATCTTCCAGTGCTTTCTTGTCAGCTTCATGCTGGGTCTTTTCGGAATTGAGTGCATCGATCTCTTCGTTTACCGCATTCAGTTCCTCGTCAGCTTCAGCTTCATCGATTGCCTTTGTCAGTTCGGATTCTCTCTTGGCAAAGTCCGCATCCTTGGCGGTGAGTGCTTCGAGAGCCTTACTGCGCTGGTCAATCTTCTTTTTCAGCATCAGTGCTTTCAGTGCCATCTGATTCCCTTTCTAACTTCTTGCGAAGTTCCTGTTTGCGGATCTCGAGTTTCCGCTTTTCGTGAAGTTCCTTTTCCTTGCTTCTTGCAGAGATGTTTGTCTCTTGATAGGCGGGAAAAGTCACTACGGAACATTCATAGAGTTTGACCTTTTTGATAGTCCAATGAACAGAACCGTCCTCTCGGTAGTCCGCTTCCTCATCGAGAATATCGAAGCCAAAACTTGCTTGGTTAACATCTCCACGCTCAACTCTTGCGACCGTGTTCATAGCATCTTGATCGTTCGGATTGATCATGACCCTACCCCACAATCCATGTTCGTCCTGTCGGACTTCAAAAGTGTGTGCTGTGGTTCTTCCCAAAACCAGTCTTGTATCGTGATCGGTTAAACACCGAATGTCTCCACTTAATGTGTCATCGAACGCTCCGGGAGCAATCGATTCAGTTAAGCCGGGTGCAATCTCATAAATCGAGTTAAAGACCGACCAGTACCCCTCAAGGTATCTGTTTCCGTCTTCATCTCTCGTTACGAAACTGGCTGGCAATGCTCTTGTTTGTCTGCTCCCAATTTCTGCGATATTCATATCAATCTCCGTTCTGTAGCAGTTTCTTCTGATCTGCCACTTTATCCAATGGAATGTAATTCTCTAATACCTTCAGCTCATCGAGACCTTCCATAGGATCAAGTCCGATTCTGTCTCTCACCTCATTGCCGGTCACGATGCCCCTGTCATACAGAACACCAAAGACCTGTGAGATTGTGGTTACATCCCAGTCAAGTAAGTTCAGTGTGTTGAATTTCAGATACCAGTCCGGGTTGAGAATCAGCTTCCTTGTCATCTCCTGTGCGATCTTCACACACAGCGGTCTGACCTTCGTCTGAATGAAGTTATTCCATGCCTTTTGGTTGTACTCACCCACACCCAAAACAAAAGGCGGTAACCCAAAGATGGATGCTACCGTCCTCTTATCCAGTTCGACTGTATCTTTGATTGCCAAGTCAGCGAGACTGAGCGGTCTTACCTGTTCCACTTGGAACTGCTCCCCAGGAATCAGCCATGGTTCACCAACCTGTGAAGACCGTACATAATCATCGAGGATTTTCCGTCTACCTTCCGGTGTCGAGAATTCATCAATCATCGCATCGACTTTGACAATGATAGACGGCTTCCATTTGCTCTCCATGAAGCCCTTCTCCGTAACCGATGCCTGTTTAAGGTTGTTTGCCAAGTCTTTAAGCGAAACATCAAGACCTCTTCCTTTCCATAGATAGTATTTATCCGGGTTCAGCGTGAAATGAAGCACCGTAGAAGGGTCTCTAGGTTTGCCATCGATAATCACTTTGTAATCCCGGTAACTCATTCCATCCGGTAGGAATGAAACCCTGTCCGCAGCAATTGGCTCAAGGGATCTGAGCAATCCTTCATAAGTGTGCGGTACTACGATGGAATTTCCCTTGCCATACAGGAATAGATTCATGATGATGGCTTCCATCCATGCTGACCGCACCATGTGTGTGTCCGGTTCGATATCAATCTGCCTTGAGAGTGCGTTTGTAATCCGCACATCACCGTTCTTGGTGTTTGCCATAAGGTAGATTGTCATCGAGCCAATCAGTTCGGCATACGTTCTGCATGCCGTCATTACATCCGGGCATTTATCCAGCGATGTGTATTCACCAGCACAGAGGTTTTCAAAATCTGAGCCTAAGACATAGGCAACCTTCGGTGCTTGAACAGGAACATCACTGAAACTGTCTCTGTTTTTTCTTCGCTTTTTGCTCATCCGAAGAAACCTCCGACCTTGTTCTGTTTTTCTTCACCATTCAGATATGCCACACACGCAAAAACACTCGCATCAAACAAGTCAATGCGGTGCTGTGGCTGAATCTTCTCATACTGAATGGCATCATCCGTTTTCTCAATCGCACGAACATTGGAAACGCAATATTCATACGCTTCTGAGTGCATGTAATAGAGTCTGCCGTTCTTTACGCTTTGTTCGATATGTCTGAAGCCCTGTGACTTCAAATAGAAATACTGTGGGATATCCTTCACCACAAAGCCAGCCTTTTTCATCAAAGGGAAATACTCTTCCCCGGCAAACTTTCGGTCATGTCCAACCATAGCAATGCGGAATCCCATGTGTTTCATATCCAAGAACCATTGCACAATATCACCCATGTTCACTGTGGGAGAATTGCACAATGTCAGCCAGCCTTCGTCCATCCAGCCAAACAAAGGTATGCCATCTTCATCCGCTTTCCTGTGTGCTTCCGTTACCGGAAAGAACGCATGTGTGATGATGATGTCCACACCCTTGTACTGTCCGTACAGGCATGCAGCCGTCAAGTCATATGTCCTTGAAAGGTCTGCACCTCCATACCATCTCACCGGCAGTTTTGCCAACTGCTCAAGTGTCCAGCTATATTGGCTGTCTGACCGTCTGAATTCATCGATATCAAACCACGCTTTCATCGCTGATGTGAAAACATTCAATGACTTGGCAAAGAAGTCTTTTCTCTGCTGAGGGTCATTCTGAGCCTGTAGGGAATCGTTCAGAATCTCCGCAGGGCGAATGGTCACACCATAGCCGGGATTTGCCATCTCATGCACCAACGGATTGGTGTAATCAATGTCACCGCCTTCATCAGCATCGGCTTCACAGATGAAAATGAAATACTGCTCGTCATCGATCATGCCGTCTAAAACGTTCTTGCAGTACTTCAATCTCTGTCCGAGGAATCCTTGCTCATCATCACCGGCAGTGCTGATACCTATCAGCATCTTATTCGTATAGGCTTTTTGGCACTCCTTAAACAGGTTGTACTGCTTCGGAGTTTTGAATGCATGAATTTCATCACAGATACAGATGTTCGCATTCAGCGAGTCCTGTTTATCTGTGGAAGCTGCAAGTGCCTTAACGAAGAATGATCCGTCTGGTAGCGTAGCCGTGAATGAATGCTCGTTGTGGTTATCGTTAATATGTACGCACCCACCGTCTTTATCCCATTCACCCATGTTTTTAATGTTGTAAGCCATGAAGTTGAATGCTTCCAAAGACTGAATGAGGGCTGCCGATGCGATATAGCATTTGCTACCGCTCTTCCTGTACAGAAGGCTCAATGCCCATGCCAGCGCACCAGCGAATGATGTCTTTACATTCTTACGGGGAATGTAAATCAAGCACTCATGAAACCGTAGGATGTCTGTTTCGTTTGTTCCTCTGATTTTGAAACCGACTAGGTTGTATATGATGAATTTGTGGAACGGCATCAATAAAAACGGCTCACCCCTCAAAGGCTTGCCGTCTATTGTCTCACCTTGCTGGTGGCAGAATGTGGTCTCGATGATGTTGATACAGAAATCGGCATCATCCGGTTTCAGTTCCCAACGGTCATCTTCAAGATCTCTGAAGAATCTCTCCACACACTTCTTCTGATACTTACATGCGATCTTCCGACCATCTCTGATGGATGTCGCATACTCCATTACTTCTTTCCAGTGTTTAGCGTGGTTTTTAAGCACTCATGGATTTCAGAGCATCGATCAACCGTCTGCCCTTTTCCTCTTTTTCCTCTTCCTTGAACACCTTCTTCAGACTTGAAGGAGTAAGCCCAAGCGAAGACCAATAGCTGAGTGCATCCCTCTCGCACTCCTGTATGATTCCCAGTAATGGATTCTTGGCTTGATTCTCCGCACCTCGATCCGACTTCTTGGTAATTAAAAAAAGGCAACCGCCTTCCTTCCATTGTGCCATCGCCATATCTCTGCGTTCGAGAATGTCAGCAAGTGTATCAATCGCAGCAGTGTAGAAATCTCCTTGAGTGCCAGCATCAGTCATACACTGTATGATTCTCCTCTTCCATGCACTCTTCTTCATTCCTCACCTCGCAAAATTCCACACTACTATAATAGCCGGGTTCTTTTGGGCAATTTGGGCAGATTTCAGATACCCCTGTTTTTACCCATGGGGGAAATTGGTCAAAAATTCATCTCGATTACGGGCATTCTA